TGTGTGTTTGTAGAAATTGGTCCGAATAGGTAGGTGTTTGTGAATGACCCTTTGGGGTTCCCGCGGTGGGGGGGGGGGCTTTGTCGGGTTTGACCCATATCGGCAAGGCGATGAAGACGTTGAAAATGACGACGAATGCCTTGTCCGAACGTCAGAAGGAATTGGGAAGGGTATTGGAGCGGAACAAGAGTCGTTTGAGCGTATCATCTGCCAAGCAGTTATGGCAGGAATACGAAAGAATCGGTCATTCCGTTGCTAAGTTGACCCGCCAATATGAAAAGCTCAATACTGTCCGTGCCCAAAGAGCAGCTGTCAGCAACCAATGGGCGGACATTAAAGGGCAATGGCAGGGCGCACTTGTTGCCGCAGGTACTCTGATTCTGCCCGTCAAGATGTCGATTGAATTTGAATCGGCAATGGCGGATGTGAAAAAGGTGGTCGATTTCGATACACCGCAGCAATTCAAGGAGATGGAACGGGACATTTTGAAAATGACCCGCAAGATTCCTATGGCGGGCAAGGAAATTGCTGCCATCGTTGCCGCAGGTGGGCAGTCCGGAGTTGCTCGGGAACACCTGACGGGCTTTGCCGAAGATGCCGCAAAAATGGGGGTGGCATTCGATATGGCGGCAGGACAGGCAGGCGAATCTATGGCGACACTGTCCAACGTCTTGCAGATACCGATTTCTAAAATCGGCATATTGGGTGACGCCATCAACCACCTTTCGGACAATGCAAACTCCAAAGCGGCGGATATTGTCAACGTCCTGACCCGTGTCGGCAGTGACATCAAGCAGTTGGGTATGACGGAAAACCAAGGTGCGGCATTGGGCAGCACCTTCCTGAGTATGGGTAAAGCCCCCGAACTCGCGGCGCAGGCAATGAAGGGCATGATTACTTCGATGTCGGTGATGAAGGCGGGTGGTGCGAAAAAAGAGCTGGCGGAACTGGGCTTGACGACTAAGGAATTTGCCACTGCGATGGACAAAGATGCCAACGGTGCGATGCTGAACCTGTTGGCTAGGGTCAAGCAGTTGCCGAAAGCGGAACAATTCCCCATGCTGCTGGAGTTGTTCGGCAGGAACTATGCCGACGACGCCATGATGCTCGCCAACAACATCGGCGAGTACAATCGTCAACTTGCATTGCTGGAAGAACGCGATGCTTCGGGCAATTTGAAATATCTCGGGTCGATGCAACGTGAGTTTGCCAACCGTTCGGCAACGACCGCCAATCAAATCCAGCTTTTCAAAAATGGGTTGTCGGAACTCGGCATACAGTTGGGTGCGATGGTTCTGCCTGCCGTTAATGACTTTTTGAGTAAGGGCATCAGAATTGCCAACATCGTCTCGGACTGGGCAGAGAAACATCCCGTATTGACGAAAGGGATTATTGGTACGGCGGCATCGCTTTTGGCTTTTAAAGTCGGTATGTTTGGTGTAATGGTCGTTGCCAACCGGTCGCGTGCGACTTATTTGGCCTTAAAAAGCGGCCTGCTCTCTTTGAAGGCGACGGCGGTTTTGACCCAGACGGTGATGCAAAGCGGATTGGGGTTGGGCGTATTGCCTGGTCGGCTGGGAGTAGTCATGCGTGCATTGGGGGCGGCAAGAGCCGCCCTGCTCGGTTTCCGCCTGTCTTCGCTGGTAGCAATGTGGCCGCTGGTTTTGGCCGTTGGCGCACTTGCTCTGGTTGGATGGACAATTTACAAGGCGTGGAATCCAATTAAGGCTTTTTTTGCCGGGCTGTGGGATGGGCTGTTGAAAGGATTAGAGCCGTTGAGGCCAGCTTTCAATGCTTTGGTTACTGCATTGTCTGCTGCTTGGGACAGTATCTATACTGCAATTGCACCGGTTGTAGCTGCCGTTTCCTCCGTCTTGGGCGGTTTGTGGGATACGGTCAGGCCGCTGGTTCAGCCGCTATTGGATTTCTTTGGAGATTTTTTCAGCACCACTCAAGTTGCCGAAGGCGGGGCACGCAGTTTCGGCCAATCGGTAGGTTTGTGGATAGGCGAGAAAATCACAGCAATCGTCGCCTGGGTCGGCAACAAAATCACTGAAATGAAAACCGCCTTTGACGGAGGTCTGAAAGGAATACTCGGTCTGATTCTGAACTGGTCGCCGCTGGGTGCGTTTTATTCCGCATTCCGCAGTGTCCTGTCTTGGTTCGGTATCGAACTACCCGAGAAATTCAGCGGTTTCGGCAGAATGCTGATAGGCGGTTTGGTTAACGGTATTAAATCAGCAGCAGCTTTAGTATATGACACGATTACCTCTATCGGTAATTCGATTAAGGCTAAATTCCAAGCGGTAATGGATATCCATTCTCCAAGCCGTGAATTCCGTCGTTTTGGCGGCTTTATCACCCAAGGTTTGGATATCGGTATCCGCCGTACGGCCAGCCGGCCAATCGGTACTATCGGCACATGGGCAGGCCGTCTGAAAGACAGATTTACGAACCGTGTCGGTCAGTTACGTGCTGATGTTGCTGCGCGTCTATCCGGTCATCGTGCAGATTTCGAGCAGGCACGGCAGGCTGCGTCCGCCCCTGGTGGTGTGACCATCCATTTTAATCCGACCATCAATGCGCCGGGCGGTAATCCTCAGCAGATTGAGGCTGCACTGCAAATCGGTTTGCGCGAATTTGAGGCAATGTTTCGCCGCATGATGGACGCCAAAGCACGGAGGGCTTATTGATGTATGCGATGTTGGGCGAGGTACGCTTTGAGCTTTTAAACAGCTTTACATCGCTTGAGGCGGAACATTCGGCAAACTTTGCCAAGCATGAGGTCTTGAAAGGCCGTCCGCGCCTGCAGGCCTTGCAAAACGAACTGACGACACTGCGTTTTTCACTCAAACTGCATTGGCGGCTGGGTAATCCCGATACAGCTTATAAGGGGCTGCTGTCGGCTTTGGAAGCGCAGCAGGCGGTGTCTTTGGTTTACGGCAGCGGCCGGTTTGTCGGATGGTTTGTGCTTGAGCGGCTGACGGAGCGCACGTTGATTCAGGACGCGCAAGGCCGGACGGCGGCGCGTGAATTGGATGTAGAGCTGACCCAGTTTGTCGGCGACCCGAATAACCCGCTCCCGACCCCGGCAGTCAAGTCGGGCGGGCAAAATCCTCTCCTGTCCTTATTGCCGGAGAGCGTGCAGGCAAAAGCGGGCAAATTGATTTCGGCGGTTGAAAAAGGAGTGAAAATTTACCGAGCGGCCGAGGCGGGTATCAGCGATATGCAGAATCTGATACAGGCTGCCAAAAATCTGAAAAACGACCCGTCAGGGGCATTAAACCTGTTGGGGGATGCACTCAATATCGGCGGCAGCACTTTAGGACGGCTCAATGCCTTGCCCGAAGTAACGGCGATTTTCGGCGACCTTAAAGGCGCGGCTGAGTTTGCATTACAGGCAGGGCAAGCGGCCAACAGGCTGGGCGGTGCCGTCGGTGCATTGCGTGCCGGGTATGAGAGCGGCTCCATCGGCGGCTGGCTGGCTGCCGTCGGAGACGGTGTTGCCGAAGCATCGGATGCGCTGGCAAACGGCTCTGCCGCTGCCCAGGCTTTGACCGGCTGGCTGGCGGCAAGAAAGGATAAATGATGAGTGCGGTAATACGCTACACCACTCAAGACGGCGACCGTTGGGACTTAATCGCGCACAAGCATTACGGCAATGCGCTGTTGATTGACGGCCTGATTGCGGCCAATCCGCACTTGCCGTTGGCGGAGGAGTTCGCAGGCGGTCTGACGGTCTTTGTCCCCGTACTCGAAACCAAACCGAAGAACAACCAAGAGGAGCTGCCGCCGTGGATGCGTTAGGTGCGTTTTTAAAATCAAAAGGCCTTGACGGCGGCGGCAGTACCCATCCGGTTACTATGCCCGATTTTGTCCTGTCTTACGAAGACAAGGATATAACGGCAGACGTCGCGCCTTATCTGATTTCGTTCAGCTATACCGATTACCTTGAGGGGCAGTCGGACGAATTGCAGGTCGATTTTGAGGATACGGACGGACGCTGGCTGCGTCATTGGTATCCCGAACAGGGCGATGCTTTGTCTTTGAGCCTGGGCGACCAATTTACCGGGCTGGTCTCTTTCGGCAAATTTGAAATTGCCGAGATTGAATACAACCATCCGCCGTCGACGGTCAGCCTGAAGGCCCTATCGACCGGGATTACCAAGTCCAGCCGCACTTTGCGCGGTAAGGCTTATGAAAACACGACTCTGGCCGCCATTGTCCGTCAGGTGGCAGACCGTCTGAAGTTGGAGGTAACGGGTACGGTCAAAAACATCCCCATCAAACGTGTTACGCAGTACCAAGAGCGTGATATTGAGTTTTTAGCACGTTTGGCGCAGGAGTATGGCCACAGCTTTAAAATCGTCGGCAACAAACTGGTATTTGTCGATAATGCCGAGCTAAAACAGCGTCCTGCCGTTGCAGTATTGCTGCCCGAGGACATCATCCGTATCCGCCTGCGTGATTTGATTAAGGGGGTTCCGTCTAAAGTAGATGTCAAAGGCTACGACCCGAAATCCAAACAGACCGTGTCGGCCAGCCGCAGCAGTAAATCAAGACGCGGCAAAGCCAAACACGGCAGTACGGGCGATACATTGCGTATCGTGCCGAATAAGGGTGAGAGCGCGGCGCAATTAAATGCCAGGGCAGATGCCAAATTGGCGGATGCGCAGGACGACCAATGTGCGGGTACCGTTACACTAGTTGGCAATGCGCTGTTGGTGGCAGGTCAAATGGTACGGCTTAAAGAATTTGGCAAGTTCTCGGGTAAATATCTGGTCAAGCAATCAAGACATGATTTCACACGCCACGGCGGATGGACGACTGAATTGGAGATAAAAATGACGGAGTATGTCGCAGACAAGGAGCAAACCAATGAACACTCATGATTTTACGGCAACCCTACAATTTGGCATAGTCTCGGCGGTAGATGAAAATGGTCACAATCTGCGCGTTAAAATTCCTGCATTGGAAGACCTGGAAACCGACTGGCTGCCGATGATCACACCAGCCGCCGGTGGAAATCAGTTTTATAGCCTGCCCGAAGAGGGTGAGCAAGTTGTCTGCTTGCTGGACGCTCGCGGCGAAAACGGCTGTGTGATTGGATCGATTTACAGTACGGCCGATAAACCTCCTGCCAGCAGTAAAGACAAATGGATACGCCGATTTAAAAATGGCACTGTAATTGAACATGACCGCCAAACGGCTGAAGTTTTGGTGAAAACGAAAGGTGTAGTTACGATTGATGCCGATATGGTGGTGAAAAAGACTTTGACTGTTGAAGGTTTATTTACCTACACCGCAGGTATGCTGGGTAAAGGTGGCGACGGTGCATCGGCAGTAATTGATGGAAGCCTTGTCACAACAGAAGATGTGACTGCGGGTGGTATTTCGGTGAAAGGCCATATCCATGATGGCGATAGTGGTGGAAAAACCAGCTCCCCCCTTACTTGAAAATATTTCAAATGGCTACATTATTGAGGCCTCATTATCTCTTTCTATAAAGGATTACCTTATGAATATTGAGCAACACCGTAGCAAAATTAGTCAGATTATTTTCCCCAATGAACCTGAATATATTAATCCTGATACTGAGTTTAGCATTTGTAAAAAGGATAATTTGATTGAATTGGCACGGTTATTTTATGAAAAATACAAATACATTCCAGATAATAATTGGGTACGATTAATTCAACTGATGTTTTCGACAAATAGTTTGGAAATAATAACCTGTGAAGATTTGATGCGCTTCTATCAAACAATAGAAGAACACGGTTGTGCCAATGCCTTAAAAACATTAGATAATTATCCCCCTTATAAGAATTACATGATTACCGCTTCTTATGAAAAAGCTATTGGTGTATTGGATGAGAGATACGAGTATTATTGTAGGCCAGATTTTTCGGCAACTATTCCGCGTTAATTTGTAAATAATCCCTGTATTGCTCAAAAGTAGTTTTAAACCGCATTAAAAGGCGTTTCAGACGGCCTTCTCTACAATCCCTGTATCTATAAGCGATACAGGGATTTTTTGATGTTCTACGCCGCACCTATCTCGAAACACTGGCAGCTCGCGCCCGAAGGCTCGGGCGTGGTTCAGGGTGCGGACGACATCGACCAATGTATCCGCAATATCCTGTCCACCCGCAAAGGTGCGGACGTTACCCGTCCTGATTTTGGCTCCGACCATTACAAATGGCTGGACACGCCAGAAGACGTGTTTATCCCGAATGTCGTCCGCTCAACCATGTTGGCAATACAGACGTGGGAAAAGCGGGTAGTAGTCGAAGACATTATTTTCGGCGGGGCTGCACCGCATCTGACGATGACGGTTTATTGGCGCGTCGCCGATGAGGTGGCGGGCGAGATTTATACGACAGACATCAGATTGGAGCAGGCGGCATGGATTTGAACAAACTGAAACGCGAGGACGTCAAAGTGGTTTCGGACGATCTGTCCGAAATCTTGGCGCAAACCATCGCCGATTATGAAGCCCGCAGCGGCAAAACCCTGCAGCCCGCCCATATCGAACGGCTGCTGATCAATACCTATGCCTACCGCGAGACATTGGCGCGAAAAGCGGTCAACGAAGCCTACCGCCAGCAGCATCCGCGCTTTGCCACCGGCCTGATGCTGGACTTGTGCGGTGATGACGTGTCTACCCCGCGCCTGCAGGCGCAGCCCGCCCTGACCACCCTGCGCTTTACTGCGGTATTGAGCGGTTCGGAACAAATTGCCGTACCCAAGGGCACGCGGGTCAATGCCAGACAGACCAGCTTTGTCACCACTGAAGCTGCCCTGCTGACTGCCGCCCAAAGCAGCGCCGAAGTGGCCGCCGAATGCACCGAAACCGGCACAGTCGGCAACGGCTGGTCGGTCGGACAAATCAACAGCCTGTCCGAGCGGCTGCATCCGACAATTGATGTGGCCGTCAGCAACGCCACCGTTTCCGCTGGCGGCGTAGAGATTGAAGGCGACGAAGCCTACCGCGAGCGCGTATTGCTGGCACCGGAGAGCTTTAGCGTAGCCGGGCCGGTGGGTGCCTACCAATATTGGGCGCGACAGGCCAGCCCGGCGGTGGTGGACGTGCACGTGGCCAACGATACCGACGGCGGCGGCCAGCCTATAGGCGGTCGGGTGGCGGTGACCGTGCTGGCCAAAGACGGCCTGCCCAATGCCGAGCTGATTGGCAAGATTCAGGCTGCACTCTCAGCAGAAAAACGCCGCCCGCTGTGCGATACGGTGGTGGTCAAAGCCCCGACTGCCGTCGATTACACGCTGGATGCCGAGCTGACCCTGTTTACCGGCACCGATGCCCGCACCGCCAAAGCGGCGGCCGAGCAGGCATGGGCGGTGTATGAAGCCGCCCGCCGCAGCCGGCTCGGCTTGGACATCGTACCGCTGGACATTCAGACGGCCTTGAAAGTGGCCGGTGTCTATAACGTGGTGCTGCATAACTTGCCGCTGACCGTGGTCAAGCCCGACCAGTGGGCGCGCTGCACCAATACCACCATCCGCATTGCCGCACAAACGGCGGAGGGCTAGACGATGGCCAAACTCTCCTACGCCGCCATCATCGAACGCGACCAACGCGCCCGCGCGCTGGCCGAATTGGGACTGCGTTTGGATTTGGCCGAGCTGCCGCAGCTGATGCCGCGCCTGGTCGATCTGGTCGCCCCTGAACACCTGCAGCTGTTGGCCGAGAGCCGCAGCATCTTGGGTGCAGACGGCTACTGGTTGGCCGAATCCGACGATGCGCGCCGCCGTCTGATTAAAGGTGCATACGAGCTGCACCGCTACAAAGGCACGCCTTGGGCCATTCGCGAAATCGTGCGGCGGCTCGGGTTCGGCGAAGTACAGATTATCGAAGGCATGGGCAATAAGCACCATAACGGCGAGATTACCCGCGACGGCACTTACAGCCACGGCCACAGCGACCGTTGGGCGCACTACCGAATTGTAATGAATAACGTCATTACCAATGACCAAGCAGCATTGCTGCGGCGCACCTTAAGAGCATTTGCGCCCGCCCGCTGCATATTGGCTGCGTTGGATTACCAAGCCAGCGCATTGAGACACAACGGCCGTGCTTTACGCGACGGCAGATTTAATCGAGGAACCGCATAATGGCAAACCTAAACGAAACCGCTACTTGGGAAGCGGGCATCTACCAATGGGAAACCTCAGACCCTGTTCAGGGTGGCCCTAACGGCATCGACAATAAGCCTACCCGTCAGTTGGCCAACCGCACCTTATGGTTAAAAAACGAAATAGCCAAAGCCGTACAGTCCATCGGCCAAAACAAAAATGAGGCCGCTCAATTATATGCACTCAAGACCACATCCCTTACTGCAGGCGCAGGCTTAACAGGCGGCGGCGTATTTCGTGACAACATGATGCTTGCGCTCGGTACGCCCGGCACTTGCTCGGGCAGTACGACAAACTGGGCAGGTAGCGACACCCATACCCATCAGCTTGCCGACGCATCGCCGACCGTGGCGGGTGTGGCTAAGTTGATTAATAACTTAACTACGGACGATGCCAATAGTGCGTTGTCGGCGGCAATGGGTAAAAAATTAGCCGAACAAAGCGTTGTCTACCAAAGCTGGGCGACGGAGCAAATTGCGGGCAAAGCTAATAAGTCAAGTACGCGGGCGGGTTACGGCATTACCGACGCTTCGGAGGTTGCCGTTTTGACAGGGCAGCTTAATCATGGCAGCACAATACCGCTGCCGCCCGGATACCGCGAGGATCAATGTAAGTGGTTAGTGTCAATGGCCGAGGACGACCCCAACTATACCAGCTGGGATATAAGCGAGGGCGGCTTATCAAAACATTACTACTACCGATGCTACACACGCGGCCGCACCGTGACCGCCCAAGTCTATCATGGCAGTAGCGATCAAAATCCCAATAGCAATTACCAAGGATGGTTGCCGGGCAAAGTTAATTACATTTGCATTGGCGTTAAATAAACAGGAGTAAAAATGACTTGGCATATTTTTAATTCAGACGGCCATCACATCGGCACCTGCGACCACGAGCCGAATCACGAGGATTTGGCCGACCGTGGCGAAACCGCCTACTACTACCAACATAACGGGCGAGGCACATTAATCGTCAAAGATGATGCTGTTGCAGTTATTCCGCCTGCACCCAGCCGTTACCACGTTTTGCAAGATGGGGAGTGGGCGTTAACTCCCACAGCCGCCGAACAACAGTTTGCTGATGCAAAAGCTGTCAAATTGGATAAGATTAATCGTGCCGCCCAAGAGTTTGTTTGGCAAGTATCTAAAGCTTACGAAGTACCGGAATTTGAACGCCAAACATGGTCAAAGCAAGCGGCCGAGGCATTAGCATGGGAGCAAAACCCGTCTGCCCCTACACCGCTATTGGCACAAATTGCCGCCGACCGCGGGTGTGATTTAGACGGCCTCCGTGCAAAGGCACTGCAAAAAGCCAAGCAGTTTGCCGCCTTGTCCGCATCGGTCGCAGGTCAGCGTCAAGCCTATGTAGACCGGCTGGAGCAGGCTCAAGATGTCGACAAGGTTGAGGCCATCAGCCCTGTTTATCATTTGCCCACCCATCCCGTACAGGCATCATCTGATGTAGATAATCTTTAAACCCGTTTAATAGCCCGCAGTAGACTCCCGCCTTAATATCCCTGCATCTTTATGTGGGGATTTTTTTATGAAAATAGCGTTATATAAAGGTACTTTGCCCGGATGGCGCGGCTGGATTAGCCGCTTGGTGCGTTTCGCCGACCGCGGCCCGTACAGCCACTGCGAAGTGGTGTTTTCAGACGGCATGTGCGCCTCGGCCAGCTGGCTTGACGGTGGCGTGCGGTTCAAAAAAATCAAATTCAACCCTGATCATTGGGATTTTATCGACATCGGCTCTGGGTGGCTGTCTGAGACACTGGTCAAAGATTGGTTCGAGCAACGCAAAGGCAGCCGCTACGACTTGCCGGGCAGTTTGGGTGTGGTGTGCCGCCCGTTCCGCCAACGTCAAAATCGTTGGTTTTGCAGCGAGGCCGTTGCCGCCTCTTTGGGTGTCAGCGAGGCTTGGCGCATCAGCCCCAATATGTTGGCCGCGTTGTTTTTGATACGCAAATAAAAGAAGCCGTCTGAAATTTCAG